CTATTGCTGGTAGAAAAAGATGACGAAGAATACGAAAACAAGCGGCTTGAAATAAATATAAGGATTCCTAAAAAGACGATGAAATCAATTCAGGACAGCGTTGATTCAATTTCGTCGTTTCTGAAAATTTTTGACAAATTAAATTGAACCGTTGAGTTTCGCGGTTGTGTAAGCGACTTAAAAAAGGGAGAGACGATAATGTGTACCAGGCAAGAAGGAAAAAAGGAAAAGATAAAGAAAATTATCAAAACGGTGCCGTTTTATATAGTAATAACAATATTTGACACATTTATGTTGTTCGGATATGACTGTTTAATAAATATGATGGGTTGGCACAATAGTCCTTTTGCGTATATTGCGCTAGCCGTTATGTGTCTATTAGATATGCTTGTTCCCATAAGTGGGCTTATTATTTATAAAATAATGGACTAGGAAAACAAAATATAAAGAGTATTTCGAGGTTATGTAAACATGTACATAGTAACGGTAATAAGAGACGAGGGGCTGAGACGGTACGGATATTCGGACAGAGAAACAGCGATCAGGCGAGCGTATGAATTTGCGGAAGGGAGCTTTAAGGTGTTGGTAGATACGCTGTCGGGATTTGTGCGAGACGCAAACGGATTGAGCGCAAGGAGGGACAAGCGGTTATGACGGCATACATACCTAAAACAGGGCGACAATGCGCAAAGAAAACGTTTTACGTATTTTTTAACGTAGGGAGCGGATACGAGGGAAAATACGCGGAGGTAAGAGCAAGCAGCTTTATGAAAGCGGAAATCAAAGCGTATGAGGAATACGGACAAGCGGTAAGCAGCATAACGTCGAGTAAGGAATATGCGGACAGCAAGATAAAGCTTTATCAGCTGGAGGAGGTGAAGGCGTGACGTTAAGAGAATTACGAAAGCAAAGTAAAAAGACCGCGGCTGAGGTAGCGGCGGCGCTGGGGGTAAGCTTATCAACGATTTATCATTATGAACAGAGTATACGTACCGTCGGATTGGAACAGATTATTCCTCTTTCCGAGCTGTACGACGTGTCAGAGCGAGAGATAATCGAGGCACAGCTGGAAACTGTTAAAAATAAAAAAGGAGAATGATTATGGACACAAGTCTTATTGAATTTCTAGTTACTGTACAACGGGAACTGACACTTGCATTGGTAAAGTCTGAAAAAACAGTAAGGACAGCAGCGGAGGTTGATGATAACCGATTTGTAGATGCATTAAAACAAGCCGCCGCTGCTGTCTGTAGGGCAATAAACGAATACGTTAATCTCTGGTTATAAGTATCTATTTAATTGTCTGTACGTTTTTCATTGTATCTTCGTTAATAACGGCATTAGTACGAATAATGCAGGTTCCATTAACGCAGAGTGCGCAAAGTGTCGTACATTCTACTTTCTTTTCAGGCATAGACATAAACGGACAAATCATTTGTATCACCTCCTTTGTTTAATATTCTGTCAATCCCAGCAGGTAGTCGGCGGAGACGTCAAAGTATTTACAAATACGTTTCAGGATTTCGATAGAGGGTTCACGTCGTCCTTGTTCGTAATGAGCATATGCGCTAACCGTCATATCGAGTGCGGCAGCTACTTCTCGAATAGGTAAACCACGTTCAAGTCTAATTTGTTTAAGTCTTTCTTTCATAAAAGAAATATAGTACAAAATGTACATAAATGCTTGACATAGTACAAAATGTACACTATAATATAGGAAAGTGTACGAATTGTACAAATATTCAAAAAGGAGAGGTAAAAAATATGTATAAAAGTGAAAAAGAGAAATTGACGGCGAAGATAGCGAGGAAATACGTTAACGGAGCGTGGAAGTGGACGGGAGAGGAGTTCAGGAACGCGTTTGGAGAAAGAATAGGCGACGCGTGGATACCGACGTATATCAGTTGGAGATACGGGAAGCTGCGCGCAACGGTGGATGCAGAGGCGTACGGAATGGGCAGGGAAGTAAGGGAGTTTGAGGGTGACGACGCATTCAGGGAATGTTTCAGCTGGATAGCGGAGGAGACAATGAGATTGTCGGAAATAGTAAACGCAAGAGTAAAACCGTACGAAGAAGGAAAGCGCGGCTATGAAATGGCGTTAAAGGGAATAGCGCAATAGGAGGTGAAAGCATGTACGAGGTAGTATTGGAAACACAGAGAATAAAGGTAAAGAATTTTGACGCAGCGGCGGATTTATGTGCGGCATTGGACAAGCTCGGCGTAGAGGTGGAATATATGGACGAGGAAGAAGAGGTAGAAGCGGAGGGAGAAGAAGAAAAGAGCAACATGTATATGGGATACAGGATAAGGACGATATGAAGCGCGATGGCGGGAACGCTTAATATACTACCCGCCGCCAGAACTTTTGCAAAAGTCATAAATCCAGAATCGAGGAGGTAAGACGAAAGAATTGAAAAGAGTAATGCAAGCTTTAATTTTGGCAGACAAGACAAAATTAAACGACGATGAGTGGAAAGCGTTGCGCAGAACTGGGATAGGCGGAAGCGACGCTGCTGCAATAGTCGGAATGAACCCGTATGCAACGCCGTTTTCGCTTTATGCGGACAAGCTTGGATTAACGCCCGAAAAAGAAGACAGCGAAGCGATGCGGTTGGGCAGAGACCTTGAAGAATATGTAGCGCGTCGTTTCCGCGAGGACAATCCAGGCAAGCGCACAAAAGAAAGCCGCTTTATGCTGCGGCATCCGAAATATCCCTGGATGCTGGCTAACGTAGACAGGCTTATAATAGGCGAGCAGGCAGGGTTAGAGTGCAAAACTACGTCCGTATTGAATTTGAGGAGTTTTAAGAACGGCGAATATCCGGAACAGTATTATGCGCAGTGCGTGCATTATATGGCGGTGACGGGAGCGAAGCGGTGGTATTTGGAAGTACTTGTTTTAGGGAACGGCAGCAGAACGTTTGTAATCGAGCGCGACGAAGACGAAATAAGTGCGCTTATATCGCAGGAACAAGCATTTTGGGAGAATAACGTCAGCAAGCAAATTCCGCCTGCGGCAGACGGCAAATCCGCCACAAAAACGGCGTTGTCGCAGGTTTACACTAACCCGAATGAAACGGAGATTGAAATACGTGAGCGCGACGTAGTGCAGAACCTAATGGCGCTGAAAGCCGAAGCAAAAGCTTTGGACGAGCAAATCACGCGATGCGAAAACATTATAAAAGCGGAGTTGGGCGACAGTGCATACGGATATTGCGGCGACTGGAGGATAAGCTGGAAATGTCAAAGCCGCAGCTCGTTTGACGTAAGGCAGTTTGCGGTGGATCAGCCTAAATTAAATTTGTCGAAATATTGGAAAACAAGTAATTTTAGAAAATTTGAAATAAAGGAGATAAGATAATGACAAGCATTCAAAAAGCGGTGGCCTCGCAGTCCGCTTCAATGACAAGCGGCTTGCAACAGGGCGTGCAGCAGGCGGCAAACCGCAACGTAACGACTATGCTGAACAGCATACTGGACAGCGACGGTTATCGCAAGCGTTTCGACGAGCTCCTGGGCGCACGAGCACCGCAGTTCGTGTCAAGCATAGTATCGTTGGTAAACGGCGATGTCAATCTTCGCAAAGCGTTTATTGAAAGTCCCGTTACGGTTGTTCAGTCCGCGCTGAAAGCGGCTACGTTCGATTTGCCGATAGATCCAAATCTCGGTTATGCGTACATAGTTCCGTTTAACAACGTAAAAGACGGAGAGAAGCGTATGGAAGCTACCTTTATAATGGGCTATAAGGGTATGAATCAGCTGGCGTTGCGCACGGGCGTATATAAGACTATAAACGTAATAGACGTGCGCGAAGGCGAGCTGAAAAAATACGATAGGCTTACGGAAGAAATAGAACTTGAGTTTATCGAGGACGAAGACGAACGCGAGGAAAAACAGATTATCGGTTGGTGCGGGTATTTTAAGCTTATAAACGGAACGGAAAAGAAAATTTACATGACAAGAAAGCAGATTGAGGCGCACGAAAAAAAGAACCGTAAAGGCCAGTATATGGGGAAAGGCTGGAGAGAGGACTTTGACGCTATGGCGGCAAAGACAGTGTTCCGTAAGCTTATAGGAAAATGGGGGCTTATGAGTATAGATTACCAAAAGGCGGACAAAGCGACTATCGCTGCGGCAGACGCCATAAGCAGAGGTCAGTTCGATGATGAAGACCGTTCGCAGAATAGAATTTTAAGCGATGAGGATTACAGTGTGGATGCAGAAACTGGCGAGCTGAAGAAGAACAATGCGACTGATTGAATTTTCAGTAGCCGGGCAACCGCAGGGCAAGGGCAGAGCACGCGTGAGCACATACGGTGGCTTTGCCCGAGCCTATACGCCTGAAAAAACGGCGGCATATGAAAGCCTGATAAAGCAGCGTTATGTTTTAAGCCGACAGGAGAAGCTCGCAGGGGCGCTGAAAATGAGTTTGCGAGCGTATTATGCAATACCGCAGAGCTTTTCACGAAAGAAGCGCATTGCGGCGGTAAACGGCGAAATACGGCCTGTAGTAAAGCCCGATATGGATAACGTAATTAAAGTCGTGTGCGACGCACTGAACGGGCTTGCATATGACGACGACAGGCAGATAACAGAGATAACCGCAAGAAAGTATTACGGCGAAGAAGCGCGTGTGGAGATAGAAATAACGGAGGAAACGGACAATGGTTCTTAACGAAGAAAATTGCGCAAAGCTGAACGCGCTTGTGCGGGTTATGAGAATCAAAAGGGTGACGAAGGAGGAGGTTATGAGTATGTTCAGAACGAATGAGCGGACGGCAAGGGATATGCTGCACGAGGTTGCGTTAAAATGTCCGGTAATCTCGGTATCTAACGAAAGAGGGTACAGGATAGCTAACAGGGGCGCGCCGGAAGATATGCGCGCGGCAAGACACGCGTATAACGAGAACCGGAAACGGGCGGACGAAATCCTGAAAAGGAATATTCCGCTGGCACAGGCGCTCGATATAGAGCCAAAGGAGGGAGATATATAAAAATGTCGAGGCCGCAGAAAGAGGGATTGGATTATTTCCCTTTTGACGTAGCTTTACAGAAAGATAAGAAATTGCGCAGACCGAAAATGAAGTACGGATACTTAGCGACGGAAGTATATATAGCATTACTGACGTTATTGTATTCGGAAAAGGGCTATTACATACCGTATAAAACTTCATCGCAGAAAGAGGACTGTATCTGGTACGTGATGGATATATTGCAGGGTAAGTATCAGCCTGACGCAAACACGATTGCAGAGATTATTGAGGAGCTAGTGGCGTGTGAACTTTTTAGCGGCGACCGCTATCCCGAAAATATAACCTCGAAACGTTCACAAGCCGTGTATTATTCGGCAACCGTAGAACGCAAGACAGTCGTAATAGACGATACGATTTGGATGTTGTCTCTTTCAGAAATGAAAGATCTGTCCGAAAAGCATTTTTATTATCTTTCAAAGGTTAGTCAATCGAAAAACGAAGATAATCGACCGAATAACGGGGTTAATCGACCGAATAATCCCCAAAGGAAAGTAAAGGAAAGTAAAGAAAAGAAAAGTAAAGAAAAGGATGGCGGGCAGAAGCTATTGACTGAAGATGAATATACAAGCTTATGCGCGACAATAGGCCAAGCCTCCGCCGACTATTATTTAGAGCGCGTAGCTGCATTTTTAGAAAAGAAACCGACAGCGACGTTTAATGTAAAAGCAACCATACTAAAATGGAATAAAGAGGACAAAGCGAAGGAGTTAAGCAAGGATCAGAGCAAGAGCGTAAAAACTTATACTACCGAGGCACTTAACGCTAAGTTTGACAGCCTTAATTACGAAGATTTATAAAGGAGAGAAAAGAAATGAAAACCTATAAAATCAGTGAAGAAGAAATAAAGGGACTTAAGGCTCTTGCCATAGGGTATAAAATGTTTGATAACGATTGGACAAGTAAG